TTTTATTTGTTAGGGTATTAGTACTTGAGTCTAATACTACATTACCACTTGCATTTGGAAATACTATCTGTCTATCTCCAGTTGGTTCTACAACTTGTAAAGTAGTTTCGTGTGCATCTGCAGTAGAACCTTCAAATCTAATCAATCCAGTTGCAGAGTCACTAAAAGTAATCTTAGTACTTAATGCCTGAGAAATACCATTAGTATCCGCAGAGAATTCTCCACCTAAAAGATTATAGATTTCTGTAAAATTACTATTTATCTTATTTGCGGCTGAACGAAGAGTATCCCCCGTACCGTCATTTGCAGTTGTTCCGTTTGCGATTACTGATTTTGCCATGTTTTATTTCCTATGTCCTATTTATACAAGTTATAAACCTAATTCCTAAAAAGTTTCAAATTTGTCTTGGTCAAATGTTTCAATTACAAAGTCATTACTAAAGTCTATCACATAATTAACACTAGTTTTACCAAGTATACGTCCGTCACTATCTGGGTTTAGAGTTGTTAAAGTACCAACACCGTCTGAGTCTAAATCAAACGTAGGACTTGTTCTTAATTCTGCAGCTCTCATGGTACGATATTGTTTTTCTAAATCTGGAAGACTGACAGTTCCAAGTGAGTTAATTAATCTATCATCAATAATGACTCTAAGAGTTGAACCAGCACTATCCAGAAGACCAGTAATTTCTGGTGTAGTTTGATTTACTTGACTGAACAATGCAGTGTTAGAAGCAACCACATCAATCTCACCCGCAGTTTCATCTACAACAGAAAGTGGTGCGGAAGTACCAAGAAGTCCAATTTTTTCTAATCTTACTTCTGAACCAACAAACATTCCAGCAGGGTGAACAAATAATTTATACGGTCTCTCCCATGTTGCTTGTGATAGTTCACTAATTATTCGTACTGAAAAAGTTTGATACAAACCATTATTAGTTAAAAACTTAATTGACTCCGCACCTATATCAGATGAACCTATAGTAAAAACATCTTTTTTAGGATAGTCTACTTCTACATCGATACCGTAGAACATTCTAAAAAATTGTTGTATTGAAAATCTTGTACCCTTACTACTGTATAAATTGTGAGAAAACTTTGTTGCTGTTCTCTTATCAATAAATCCTTCATAATAAGATTGACCCAACAATAATTCGTCTTCTACGTAAGGAAGTAAAGTTTCATCTACCTGATTGATATCTCTTGCATAAAATAAATCATTTACTAATCTACTTGGAGAACCGTCACTATCTTCAAAGTGAAAATATTCTTTTAAAAACGAGACAAGTTTTGGATACTCACTTTTAAAGTGTTCTGGTAAAACTTTTTCAACATCACGACCCGTAGCAAACGCAAGTTCTCTACGGTTATCGTCTCTTAGAGTATCGTCTATTTTATGTCCCATATTAGTTTATTACACTCGTATCTACTTGAACTGCTTGTGTTGTTGACCTTGAACTATCAAATTCAACAACGGTTTCTCTTAATGGTGTGATAAAAGACTCATTTGCAGGCACTACACTTAACTTAACAAAGGTATCTCCTGAGTTGATTGAGTCTATTTGTAATCCAGTTAGAGTTATAGTATCCCCACTAAAAGAACCAACATTATCGATAAGTACTGATTGTGTTGTGTTTGAAAATACTTCAATTGTTGCAGAACCCAAACGGTTTCTTAAAATACAACTATTGTTATTAAAAGTAAACGCAGAAGACTCTACAATTCTATTTACATCATCTGCAGCTGCAATTTGCATTGGATATTTTAAACTATGATTTTCTACTGCAGTAAGAGTTGGAGTAAATCTTTGTTGTACTTTTACACTCATTCGAGAAGATAATACTGCGGGACTTACTTCATCAACCAAAGTAAGTACGTTAGACCTTCTAAATGATTGTTTAAATTTACCAGTATTGTCGGTAAAGTATTTTGAAATTACATTTGATATTGATGACTTAATTGAGTTTTCAGTTAAACTGGTTAAATTAGGGTTGAATTGAAAAAATGTAGTAGTTTCAATAAAAGTCTTAACTGGGTCAATAAACTTAATATCAAAAGATGCAACAGATAAATCTTTTAGTAAAGATACTATTGAGTCTTTAGTTTCTTGTTTTGTATCTGGGCCAGTCACTGTGTCGTTTTCAATTGCGTCAGTAAACAACAGTGATAAAAATACTACACCAAATTCTGGTTCAAGTGCATCTTCTCCACCAAAAGATGTAATATCTTTTAGTAAAGAACTAAAGTTTCTTTGTGTTAGAGTTGCATAATCTTCTGCAGTGACAGCTCTGTTTTGAGTTGCATATTGAAACGGTGCAGTAGTTCTGATAGACTCTACAGTTTCTTTTGGAGCACCACCCGCAGAATTAGATACTGTTGTAACAGATGCAGTATATCCAACACCATTTACTTGTACTTGACTTTGTGGTGCGAATACCTTTGCACCATTAGCATCTGCACCTTTTACTGATAGGTAGTCAACCGTCACCTTGTTTCCGGCAACTGGTGATATACCTAAAGTAGTCTTGTTTCCAAAACTTAATTCAAAGTTTCCGTTTGGACTTTCTTTAAGTATATAAATTCTTGATAGTTCTGTCAAACTAGTTGCTCTTCTTAAATCAGTAAAGGTTGAAAAGTTTACTCCACTTGCAGTCTCAAAGTTCTTAACAACTGCAGTATCAATATCCATATTTTCGTCTGGAATAATATATGCAAAGTTTTCAGTTTGACCAGTAATTAAAAATGTTTTAGTTTTTGCAGTTCCTTCAAAGACTTTAATGTTTTCACTACCGTCTGTGGTTTGAAACTTGTATCCACCAGAACCGTCATCGGTTGCGGATATTTCTTCTTGAGTCTGGAATACATATGAAATATCATCTACAGTTGCATTGAATTTATATCCACTTGCAATTGTAACTTTGTTTGGTCTATTAGAAACACCCGCAAGACTGATTGACATATTAATAACTCCTTGAGAGGAGTTCATTGAGTCTGGTATATAACCAATACCTTCTGCAAGTGAAACAATAGAACTTCTTAACTGAGCACTTCCAAGATAAGACTCATTCAATGCAAAGTTAGCAATCAGTCCATTGTAATGTGTGTTATACGCAAGGACATCTAATATATTAGAAAGACCAGATGCTTCAAAGTTATAATCCGAGAATTCATCTTGTTGTGCAAGAAATGTTTTTAAATTACTTTTAATAGATTGAAAATCTAGTGCGGTTGATTGAATTGTTGTTGTTCCCATATTACCTTACCCTTTCGATTACCGTAGAAAATTCTACTATAACTCCCGTATTTATTACTTTGAACTCTACATTTACATGTAGTGAATTTCTATCTGGGTCAAGTGTAACAATCAAGTCTAATACTTCTGCACGAGGTTCGTACTTTTCAATAGTATACAATACTTGGTCTTTTATTTCACTCGCAGTACTATCAATCGCAAGTCCAAACAATCTACCTTGGATATCTCCACCAAAGTCAGTATTAAAAGGTTTCTCTAAAGTATTTGTTAAAAGTAGAGTTTTGATTGCTTGTTTTACTGCGGCTGCGTTCTCTTTCTTAAATATATCACCACTTGTTCCTTTTGCTTTGAAAGTTAAGTCAATGTCTTTATAATTAGACGAACGACTAGTAGAGATATTAAAAACATTTAAATCCCCTTGGTCTTCCTTTGCGTATGCGTTTCCCATGTATCTATTTATACTCGTTTGATTATTTTATCGTTATAAATCTTCTTCATCATCTCCAGAACTTCCACCACCAGTATACCCTGAGTAAACTGAATATCCAGTAGGTTTTAATTTATTTAATTGTGATTGTCTTTCAAGTTTTGCAAACCTTTGGGCTCTTCCTTCATCATTTAAAATATCTTGTGCTTCTTTACTATTTGGGTCTACTTCTCTACCGTTAATAGTAAACGTCTCCGTTTTTTGTATTATTGTTTTTCTTTGTGTCGGTTCATTTTCAAATGCTGTTTTTACTACATCTAAGTTTTCTGGAACTTTAGTTAACTCGTGACCACTTCCTACTGGACGACTATCCGCAAGTTCATTAATAACCT